GAGCATTCCTTGCCTCCTTCCTCATCACGCGAAGGTGATACCCCACTGGGTCTGCTGCTCGGCGGGGAACTTGTAGCCCGTGGCCGGCTTGGCCTTGACGAGCTTGCTGGACGTGATCGGACCGAACGAACCGCTGGGCACGAGAACGCCGTCGATGTAGTATTCGACGCCGGTGACGGCCGGAATGGTGATGATGTCCGTGCTCGAGTTGTACGTCGGCGCCGTCGGGGTGGCCGACGTCAGCGTGGACGCCATGATCGTGATGACATCGGCCGGAGACGGCAGCATCGGGTCGTCGGACACCGTCCCGTACAGGTAGCCCTCAAGGGTGGCCAGCTTGGCGGGGTCGACCTTCGTGCTGTCGACGACGATCAACGAAGTCGGCTTGTACGCCGTACCCAGAACGGTACCCACGGCCACCGGAGTCGTGGAGATGCCCCACGAGAACCCGATCGGCGCCGGAGAGTCGTTGACGGTGGCGTACGCCTTCTCCGAAGGGGCCGCCAGAGCACCCCAGATCAGATGCAGCTTGTAACCGTACTCGTCGCCCTCGGCGTCGTTGCCGACGATGGACCGGTAGCAGAGCCCGAAGGTCTTGCGGGGCTGCTGGCCGACCGTCACGCCAGCGGTCGGCGACGCCGTACCGTCGTTCTGCTCGAACTCCACCGGGTAGGTGAACGCCTCGATGGTGCCGTCGAACGTCTCGGCGGACAGCAGGTTCAGGTAGACGATGTTGTCGGCGTACTGCTTGTTGGAGTCGGCACCGGCCGGGGATTCCGTAACGGTCGTCAGACCGTTCCAGGCCACGCCCGGGGTGTACTCGCCGGTGTCGTCGACCTGGTAGAGCACGCCCTTCGACACACCAGTCTCGTACGTGCGCTCACCGGTCTTGTCCCACTGGAGAGTGGTCATAAGACTTCCTTTCAGAAGTAAAGATTGAACACGTCGTGGTTCAAACCGTTGGCAGGAAAGTTGCGTTCATGCACGCACGAAGACAGTGCCGCAATCTTGTCAAACGCCAAATCGTCGGGGTCGTAAGTGATCAATGTGAGCTGGTACTGCTTTGTGACCATGTACGGAATGTTGTCTGCGTGATTCGCATCCGCGCGTGCACGCTCGTACGTGATCGCGGGGTATTGCATCTGCACATCGTCAGGTGGTTGGAAGTACACATGAGGAACGATGGTCTCAAGAATCGCTTGCAATTGAACCCGTTGGCCCATGGTATACACCCCCCAACCTGAGCAGAAGGCGGGGACGCTGTGTGTCGACTCCCGTGACCTTCCACAGCGTCCCGCGCCACTCTGCGTACCGAATGGCAGACAAATTCTCATTGGCATACGAGTCGGATATGATGGAAAGCTGCGTGGACGTGTGAAATTCGCTGTTGACTTCCTGCGAATTGTCTGTCGTCTTGTAGTTCTGGACCTCATCACCGTAGTAATACCGGTAATAGACGACCGGAACATGCACGCCGTTCCCATTGTCGTGCGTTTGACCGAATCCCACCTTGCCGTAGAATCGTGCCATTCGGTGCTCCTGTTACGACTTGGTGAAGGTCCAGTCCTGGTCGTAGTTGTGCGGGAAGTAGTAGCCGGTGTTGGGGACGGCCTTGATCGCCTGCGACTGACCGGTGGTGAGCGCGGTCTGCGCGCCCGCGGACAGAACGGTGTCGACGGCGCCGAGCGGGCCGGCCACCGCGACCTTGTACGTCACGCCGGTGACGGTCGGGATGGTGATGACGCCGGTCGAGTTGTTGAACGTCGGGACCACGTTCGTGGTGACGATCAGCGTGCCGGTGCCGCGGATGACGACCTGCGCGGTCTTCGCCTTGCTCAGAGCGCCCGACATGCGGCCCTCGATCAGGTACTTGAACTGGTTGTAGTCGATGTCGAAGTCGTCGAAGGTGGTGACCTCGCCGCCCCGGGTGGAACCGACCGAGTAGTCGCGCAGGTTCACCAAGACCATCTGGACCTCGGCGCCGTCCCGCATGGCGTTCTCCATGACCGGGACCTCGACGATGTCCTGGACGAGAAGAGCAGCAGCCACGTCGGCCACGGTCTTGTAGATCCGCTCGCCGATGGAGTTCCGGACGAGCAGCAGGTCCATCAGGACACTGGTGGTCATGAACGCAGTCGGCGCGTTGCCCTTGTAGTACTGGCGACGACGCAGGACCGAGTCGATCAGGTCCTGCCCACTGACATTCGCGGCCACCGAGACGACATCCGTGTAGAATGTGTCGTCGTAGGCGATCGGACGGATGTTCGTCTCAGAGATCTTGTCCGGGTCATCGATCTCGCGGCCGTCCCCGATGAGGATCGCACGCGCGATCTCCTCGAGGAGCATGAAGCGCATTTCCTGCCAGATCCACGCGACGACGTCGAAGCCCGTGATGTCGATGATGTCATCACGGTTGAGTCGCTGCTTCTTGTAGATCGTGGTCGGCCCGGTGGTTCGCTGGGTGATCGCGAAGAACTGTTCCTTCTTCAGCGTCCCCTTGATGTAGCCCTTGGCGCGCGCGTCGTCCTGGGTGAGGTCGGCGTGCATCGAGCGGATGTTGGAGAACGGAAGCTTGTTGGTGCCACCGATGACGCGGTTGACCCACGCCATTTCCCGAGTGAGCCACTCGGGCTTGTTGTCGATGAGCTGGGCGTCCGGGAACAGGACCTCGATGTTCGTGATGCCGAACTCGCCCGCGTGCGCGAGGACGGACTCCCGGAAAGTCCCGCCCTTCTTCAGGTCGGCGAAGACGTTGCTCGCGATCGTCTTCAGATCCGAGTGCGAGAGGACCTTGCCCTCGTCGTTGTGGATCAGCGTACCCTGCACCGCAACCTGCTTGTTGTTCTCGAAGACGTTGCGCGTCGCCATTTCCCGTCCTTCACTGTGTTCGACCACCGAGTCCCTGTTCTCGGTCGTGGCGTCCTTCTTGTCGTCCTCGGTGGACGTGTCGGGCTTGTCGTCCTTGCCACCATCGCCGTCGGCCGCGTGCTTGTCGTCGTCCGAGTGCTGAGCGGTGTTGTCCTGCAGTGCCTTGGACACCATGACATTGACGAGTTCACGCTGATCGGCGTCGAGTGAGTCGTAAACGTCCTGGAACGTCTTGGTCGTCGTGGCAGCATGCTGCAGCTCGATCTTGGCGTCCGTGTAGATGACAGCCTCGTCAGCCAGCGTCTCGAGCGTGGCGCCTTCGCCATATCCGTGCTGGATTTGGACGAAATCGATCCTGGCGCCGGGGTTCGCGCCCTTGTGCACCAAACTGACTTCGATCAGGTCGCCATGCAGAACGTTCAGATTGCGCTCGACCAGCTTATTGGCGTAGATGGACATCGAATCGATGTCCTTGTGCTCGACGACCAGCTTGGCAGCCTCGGCGGCCTTCGTGTCGTTGAAGAAGTTCTTGCAGTACATGCCATCCGGCCGCCACTCAAGAATCGAATGGCCCAGAACATTCTCGGGCGTGCTGTGCTGGTGGGACCACAGAAGGGGGATTTGTGCCCCGTCCATGTGCTTGAAAGCCTCGGCGGTGATCGTACGCCCGTCCGAGCACCTCACGCCGAACTTCGTCGCGTATCCCCCGAAATCGGGTTCCACTACGGTCTCCTTCCGGTTCGTCGTAGAGCGCGAGCGCTCAGGACGGTAATTCCGGCACTCGTTGGGAAGCTACCTTGATCGGCTGCTTCGGGGGAAGTGCGGGAGGATTCTGCTGCCCCTGTCCGAGTTCAGACTGAGGCATGTTGCTGTTGCGAAGCTGATCAGCCTTCGGGTCCTTGCTAGGCTTCCGACCCAAGATCTGACGGAATTCGTTGGACGAGAGAACCTCGTTACGGGTCAACTTGTCAACGATCTCCGCTATCTGATCGATCGGAATGACCTTGAACGGGTCATAGAAGTACATGACACTCTGACCCTGGGTGCGTGCCGTCTTCGTCAAGAAAGACCGCCGCATGGCTTCCACAATCGCGTCGAGAATCGGCTGCAGAGTCCTGTTGTAGTAATTCTGCATCTCGGCGGCGGAGGCAGTGCCATTCATCACCGCAGTGGTAATGCCCAACTGGCTGTACAGCAAGTCCGTCAGCCACTCTACCTGCTTCATGAGATTGTTCTCGGATGCACGGTTGAGCTGAACGACCTTTTCGGTACCATCGGTGTAAGCGATACCGTACTGACTGCCCTTCAGCTGAAACTCGATGTC